ATGGGCTTTATAACCGAAGATGCGTTTTTCCCAGAATTTCTGGAAAAGACACTGCAGGAAGCCTTAGACAAGATTTGCGAAAGATACGCCTACGGGAACGAGGTAGGAAAGGATGGATACGAACATTTCCAGTGCAGGATAGTCTGCTCCAAACCCACGGACGAACGTGCGCTTAGGGTGTTTCTATTGTCAAACGGGATACCCGCACACACGTCTCCCACACAGGTCAGAAATTTTGAATACGTTCAGAAAGAAGGAAACCTTTACTGCTCTTGGGAAGCGGTCCTGAAACAATTTCCAAGAGGAACGCCGTACATGTGGCAACTGATTGCCTTCTCAATGTGGAAGAAGCAAAACGACCGTGAAATACTAGTCATCACCGATGACAAAGGCAGACACGGGAAGTCTTGGCTCCGCAAGTACATGGTCGCATGCCACATGGGGACGTTCATACCACCGTTAGAGAAAGCCGAGGACATCATGGCATGCGCAATGGCCAAGCCGTCCAAAGGCTACATAATCGACATGCCAAGGGCCGACGGCAAGGTCAGAAAGGCCATGTGGTCGGCCATCGAGCAGATGAAAGACGGATATCTCTATGACAAGAGGTACTCATGGCAAGAGAAATGGATAGAGCCACCAAAGATAATGGTGTTCTGCAACGACTTTGACCCTTTGATGTTGAGCACTGACAGATGGCAGAGCTTCGACATAACCGATTTCCCACAGGAGTGATACAATGGCAACAGAGCCTTTCGACATAGACGGGATGACTCCCGAAGAAGTAATGAACAGCATACACGCAACCATCATGGTCTTGACTGCGGAAGCATTCGCACACGGGTACAAGAAAGGACACAAAGACGGCATAGAAGAAACCGTCACCACGATAACCGAATGAAACCAAACGGGGAATGCCTTAGCGTTACCACGTAACAGTGGCATTCCCCTATTCAATTCTATTATTCTAAACCACGGGATACATGGGAGTAAACGACGTGCAGCACGGATCGTCGGGGACCCCCCCCAGGGGGTCCCTCCCCGACGGATCGTGCGGCACACCGTCCTTGGGCCGGACGGGCCATACGGGATAGTTTAACGGTACATATGCTTCAATGCGTAGGTCATACCGAACATATTGGCGGTGTGAGATATGGCACTGGCAGTGGAACCAGCACCGGGAACACGACTGGGATACTTGACATCACCCCAAGTCATGCCACGTGCCTTGAGATAGTCGTTCATAAACCGAGTGTTATCAGAAGCACGAATATAATCCCCAATGATAGGTACTCCAGCCATCTCGTACTTCCAGCGGTTGCTGTCTGCCCTGCTGAGAGTAGACGGACGAGGGCCTCCAGTACGAGCATACTCATAGTACCTGTTCCACGCATCTTGGAACCCGTTCCTTGGGTGTTCGTAGTACCACGTAGTGCCATAATTCACCTCACATCACCTTCTCAATCTCGAAGCCGTTAGTGGACAGAGTCGACTCATCATGCTCGAAGTCCTTGGAAGAGCCAGTGTAATCAGCCCAGTAGGTAGCACCTCCAGCCATCTGGAAGTTGGCGAAGGGGGAATGCTCAGTGTAGGGACAAAGGCCCTCGAAGCGGATATGCCACGTGATGCGGAGCCTGTAGTAAGTGACAGACCCGTTGGTATGGCAAGGAGGTACGATGACAGCGCCGACATAGGTCGTGGGGAACGTCGAGGGTATCGGAGACAGGATGCCCGAATTAGACTGGATACCCTGCCAGAGAGGAAGGGCGGGCGCACGCTGAGCTTTGCCACGAGCAATCCTGCCGATGCCTGAGTAAGAAGTGGTATCCCGATTGTTGCTAATCGTAGAGTCCTGTACGATATTGCCCGACGCAGACATGATGTCATTACCGATGTCAGACAGGAGAGGATACATGAGAGGACGGAGGTTCCTCATGACAAGTCCAGTCTGAGGCATGGACTTTTTCCAACCAAAGGTAGCCGAGAGAATACCGTAGTAAACGTCGAAGTCGTCGTAGTTGGTAGTGGAAGTATCGATGTTCTCAGTCCTGTCGATGGAAGAGCCAGCGGAGGACGGAAGGACGGGAAGAGCGCCCTTTATCTTGGCGACGAGGGTCTCGAAAGAATTGTTCGAAACCGCCTTGTAAAGAATGGGATTCATCGCATCCGCTGGATTGAAGAGAGTAGCGCCGTCACCGACCTTGAGAGGGTCGAGCGGGAGGGTACTCGCACATGCGAGGACGACATCCGCACCAAGAAAGCGAATCTTGCGATAATTGCTCATGAGCGGGCCGTAGTGCAACTCCACCAGACTACGAGGGGGGGTATGAATTCCGATGAGTCCGAGTTTGCCCGCCTTGGTGGAAAGGTCAAACGTCTCGGATATATGGACAGTGGGCATGGTCACCACCTGCGCCTGTAAGTCCTGTATCTGCGTGAGGTCCTGTATCTGGGTCTGCGGTACGTTCTACGTCCATAGTATGCCATTTTCTACACACTCCTGCAATCCATGGGATCGTCAGGGAACCCCCCCGAGGGGTCCCCCCCTGACGGATCATCGGATTGCACTACTCCATACAATACTGCACGGATGTATTCAGTACCGTCCAATCAATTATTAATAACCTTAGAATCCTACACATCCCGAGGTGATAAGAATCACAGCACCAAAATGGTACGATTTGACCGTGTCGAAAGATAAGATGCGCCAGACCGTCATAGAA